CTATATTTTGTTGATTGCATTCACTAATTCTTTTGGGTTAATGTGGGTATAAACCTTTTCGGTCAAGTCCATTTTCGACTTGTGACCGACTATTTTTTTGATGATTGTGTGGTTCACATTTGCCGATACAAGCATTGAAATGCAGGTATGTCTTGTTTCGTGTATGGTGTGGTCTAAACCTAAATCGTTTTGCAGAGGTGTCCAGTAGTTGCGTTTAAAGTTATCGTATTTCAGCGGCTTGCCATTGGTGTTATTCAGAACATATTTGCATTGAGAATCGCTGATGAATTTCTGCCAAAACGGCAGTACTTTGTCTGCTATAGGCACGGTTCGTACACCTGAATCGGTTTTTGAACTTTCAACAAAGAAAGTCTGTTCGTCAAGGTTTACATTTGAAATTTTTAGGTTGAGCAATTCGGACACACGCACTCCCGAATAAATCAGCATAAGCACTATTTTTACCGAATCAAGATTTGAAGATTCCCACAAAAGATTTATTTCGCTTTCCGAAAACTCCCTGCGTGCTCGTTTTGTTTCATCTGACTTGGCATTGATTTTCAATTTTTCTGCAAGATTGTTATGGAGCATATCGTGAAATATGCAGTATTCATAGATTTTGTTCAACAGAATTTTAATTCGCCTAACCGATTGATAACCGTTGTTGCAGTTGTCGAGAACTCGTTGCATATCAATGATTTTTATATCGGACATCTTGCGATTGTATAACATTGAGCATTGTTTGTATGCCGCATTATACTGTCTTTTGGTGTTCGGATTTGTGTCTTCGGTGATGAACTCCTTGTACCAAAGTTCATAAATTTCTGAAAAAGTGCGTCTTGCCGAATCAACATCAAACGGGTTTTGATTGTAATCAGCAAGAGCGTTCAGAGCTTTCGGCTTGTTGGGAAAGTAGCCTATAACTCTGCGTTCCTGATTGCGTGTTTCTTTGTTGTATCCTATTGTCACGCAGGCAACCCACGGATTGCGCCTGTTTCCGCTCAGCTTATAAACAGAGCCGTAGCCGTTAGGCAGTTTCATTTTATACACTCCTTTTGCTTAAAAAAGGGTGCAAAAATCCCTTGTGCTTAAAATTACTTGAAAAACACAAGGGATTGTGATACAATTATTTTGCGTTTTAATCGTATCATCTGCACCCTGTGTAGGTGATTCCGCTCTGTTCGACTGGTCCTCGAGCAGGGCGGATTTTTTATTGCTTATGTGCGGAGGCTTGTGGTGGGTTTGGGGCGATTTTAAAGAACCCTTTCTATATATATAATATTAGTTTATTTTTCTTATACGAAAGGTTAGAAAAACCCGTAAACCCTCCTCAAGCTACCACCTCAACATTACTGCAAAATGTAAACTCGAGTAAACATTTTCGCTTTATCATTCCAATTTGTGCAATCGATTGCACATTTTCAGAATTTGTTTTGTCCATTCGAGTGGACATTTTCGCTGACTTATTTTGTTTACTCGAGTAAACATTTTCGCTTTATCACCCCAAAATGGGAAATTGATTTCCTATTTTAGGGCGGTCTTTTTCATTTATCCTATTTAATCGGCAGACCATGGCTGTCGGTGTATGAGCCTGCGGCGATTCTGATTATATCAACAATCCAGCCTATGCCGAAAAGTCCGCCTGTGAAGAGGTAGAGGATACCCATACCTGCTTTACCTGCATAGAAGCAATGAGCGCCGAGCATACCGAGAACAACACACAAAATCAATGCCATACTTTTATCTTTAGGACTGCACAACTGATGATGAGATACAGTCGGAGGGGCAGAGGTCGCCACATTTTGCTGATTATTGATTATGTTCTGAATAATAATGGGTTGCTGTTTTGCTTTGTTTTCGGGATATTCAAGTTCGGACATACAGTAAGGGCAAAGTCTGTATTCTTTGCCGACATTTGCACCGCAATTTTTACATACCATAGATAACACACCTTTCTTTTATTGGTACTGCTCACGCATTTTTTGAGATTCGTAATACTGCTCGGCAGGAGCAAGTCTTGTGAACTCAACTGTTTTATCATAATTTTTCTTTACAACATCTTCAATTTCTTCAAGTGTGACATTGAAAAATTCTCTTCGAGTGTTTACCATATTCAGTTTTCTGTTTTCAAAAGCCTTATGAAGTGCCGCTTCAAGAGCCGGTGCATTGTCAGAAAATATCATTGCGTGAACATCAAAATTGAATGGAACAGAAGCGTCACCTAGTTCATCAACACGCTCCTGTGGTTCAAGTCTGCGTGTCATACCGATTTTATACACATCTTTACCGAATGAACCGACATTTGAAATGATGTAAACATAGCCTGCCTTTGCGTTTGTGGCACGATAATCAATATCTTCAATTGACTTGTTAATTTCGGTAAGCTCGGACTCAATTTCGGATTTCTTTTTGAGAAGTTCTGCTTTTTCGTCCTCACTTGCAGAATCAAGCTGTTTGTTGATATGTTCAAGAGCGTTCTGATAATGATTTTGTTCTTTCTTGATTTTTTTGCGTGCTTCTTCAATTTCTTTTTGAAGCTTGGCTTCCTCACGAAGTCTTGCACGGATCTCCTTTTGTTCTTCCTTTTCGTCCTGTTTTTTCTTTCTGTATTCAAGAGCAAGACAAAGCTCATCATATTTCAGCATAAAATAATTGTATGTAATGGCAACATCCATTATCTTACCGAGTTTTGAAATGGCTTCATAAGATTTTTGCATTCTCTTATGTGCAGTATCAAAAGTATTGTACTTAACTTTGTCGATAAGCTCGTCACATTCGCTGTTAAAGGCTCTTAAAAGGAGTTTTTGCATATCCTTAACCATTTTCTTGCCCTGTGCATTACTGCCGTTTACGGTCCAATTCATATTACCGTTTACGGCTTTGCCCTCTTTTATGAGGGCTTTTTGTTTATTGCGAATTTCCGTGAGCCTGTCTTTGTATATATCGGAAGAAGCAAAATCATATTTTGGGGTGTACAGACCAAAACTCTGTATTTCAATTTGCCCGTCAAGGTTTATGATTTCGTCCTGTCTGTATTTAATAGCGTCATTCAGGCTTGAAATCTGACTGTCAAGCGAAGAAATTGTTTCATTGCGGTCGGATATAGTCTGATTTAACGAACGGATTTCATCATTCAGCTTATCTGTAAGTTTCATAAGTTCGCTTGCATTACGCATTTCAGGAGTGAAAGTGCTTTTCAAACGGTCAAGCTCAGCTTGCAGATTTTCGGACTGTTGTTTATACTGTTTGCCTTTGAATGTATCTAAAAATCCCATATTATCCCAACTTTCTGTAATAAAAATAATGTGCAGAACAGGCACTATAAATTGTAAAAAAATTTACGGCTACATCAATAAATTATCTCTGTAAAATTCCATTGCTTCAACCATAAATTTATTTGTGACATTAAAATATTCGGCAAGTTCCCACGGCTCTGTTATACCGTTGTGAACCGCTTCTTTCAGCTCGTCCAAAGGGATGAGCTTTTTTATTGTGTGTTTTTGAGTTTTCCGCTCGTGTTTTGCTTTAACATCAAGCGGTGAGAAAATGTTGTAAAAACTTCCTGTTTCAATGTGAGATAGTTCGTGTGCAAGCATTACCATTTCTTCGGCATTGCTTTCTATTTTGTCAACATCTATTGCAATCCAACCCTCTTTGAAAGCCAATGCTTTTGCTTCACGCATAGGAAAATAATCAACATCAACACCGCTTTTATCGCATTCTTCATAGATATTTAAAAGTGTTTTCATTTAATCATCTTTCTTTTTCTGAGCTTTTTTGTAATTTATGTAATCCAAAATATCCTGCTGAAATTCTTCCGATTCATCGCCAAGAGCCTCATAAGCGGCATACTGAATATTTCTAATGTCGCTTTTTTCAATGCTGTTTTGGTTGCTCCTGCCGATTAAATAGTCAACAGAACATCCGAAATAATCGGCTAATTTGATTAAAGTTTCGGAATTAGGTTCTCTGTCTTCTTTTTCATATGAAATATATGTGGTGTAAGGAATACCGAGTTCAAGGGCGGTTTGTCGCATACTTAATCCCTTTTCGGTTCTCAATTCTTTTATTCTGAACATATAATCACTTCCTTGTATTGATTATACACATATTGAGTAGCAAAAGTCAATTAAATATTCACGATTTGTAGAAATGCACAAAAAATCTATACACATATTGTGCAATATTTTCCCCGTAATCTAATTGACATATACACAGATTGAGTATATAATTTACTTGTACACACAAATCGTGTACATCAAGCTGAAAGGAGATGATAAACGATGAAAAACAATTATATGTACCCGAATATCGAAGCGGAAAGGATTCGTATGGGTTTGTCACAAACAGAGATAATCAGCTGTCTTGGTTACAAGGAAAGAAAAACCTATTACAACTGGCTTGAAAGCGGAAATATCCCTGTTTCTGTTCTTATGAAAATGGCAGATTTGTTTGATTGTTCGATTGATTATTTGCTTGGCAGAACAAGAAATCCCGTACAAACCGCCAAAGCCTAACCAACACCCACACAATCAATAATACCACAATCGCAGTCCCATTAAACGGACTATGCAACCCAACCAAAACTAAGGGGGTGAGATAAGGTGTTTATCCTTGAATGGTTAATGAAACACCCGATTTTTACATCTATTGCAGTATCCCTGATATCATCAGTGTTATCAGCGTTATTAGTATGCTTGATAGTGTTGACACGATGACGGGTATTGCTACAAGGAGATGATTTATATGGCTAACACTCATACAGATGAAATTTTTAATGTGTACGGCGCACTTGACAACCTTAACAAACGAATGAAAATCGTTGAGGAAAAAGTGCCTAATTACACGGCGGATATGCTTGAAGTTTATCGAAACCTCGGTGCTCTTACAAAGCGTATCGCAGAACTTGAAAACCTTATAAACAAGGAAACTACCACGCTGAAAAGAGGTGAAGAAAGACGGAAGTAATAATAATTTTAGGACTGCTAATGCTTTGCACAGCTTTTGTTTCAGCAGTATTAGCTATAAAAATAGTAGCCGCCCATTTGTATAAAACAATAGACAGCTACCTTGATAAGCACGACGCTCAAATTATGGATCTGATTAAGTGGGCAAAGGAGAATGAAAATTGAACAAGTTTTTAATGTTTGTAGTGTTTATTCTCAACGCAATTAGCTTACTTCTGCTGATTATAGCAATGCTTATCAAAGCAGGAATTATCCGTTAAGAAAGAAGTATTCAAAAAGTACAATTAGAATTACTGATAATAGGAAAACCGCAATCAACGGCATTGAATATTTAGTAATTCCTAATATTAAAACTTTTATGTTTCGTGTTTTGTATGTATACATCTTTTTATCTAACGGTCTTAAAGGAATTCCTAAAGCACAACAACAATCATCATATTCTTTGTCGACTAATTTTGAAATGCTTTGAAAGTTAATTTTATCTAATGGAAGAGAAAATACATAGCTGAGTTTTCCGCCTGCGATAAGTTTATTATCGGCAATAATATCTTCGCATTTTTCAACGGCTTGTTTAATTTCAGAAGTAATTTCCTTTTTGTACAAATGTTCTTCAAGCAGGTTGAATATGGGGAAAATCACTAATTCATATCGTTCTTTCAGATAGGTTTTGTTCTGTTCCTTTTTAAATAATATCCAAGACAGAACCAAAGTGCATAAGGTTGAAACTGCGGATATTATTAAAGTCAACCACGATAAAATATCATTCATATTTACGCCCCCTTTCATAGTTAATCATAACATTTAAGGTCGTGTAAAGCAATAAAATATCGAAAAGCAGGTGAGAAAATGGCAAAACTTAAACTTATTGACACAAAGGACAAGTTCCTTCTTGAAATTGACGGAACAGAAATTCCGTATGTTACAAGCTATCAGATAACACGAACGGTCGGCGAGGTTGTACTGCTCAAGCTGGCTCTCAGCGTAGCTGATGTTGAATCAGTCGAAATCGTTTCAGACAAAATTACCAACGAAAATTAAGGAGGTGTTTATATGGACACAGTTCAGATGAACAAAAAAATCAAAGAAATTATGGATAGCAGTGATGTCTATCTGCTCTCGGAAGATGCCGCAAAGGCTATTGGAGTTGCTCCGCAAAACTTGCGTGAACAGGCAAAGGACGAACCCGAAAAATTGGGATTCAATATAATTGTAGTCGGCACATCTATCCGTATTCCGAGAATACCATTTCTCAATTATATTCTCGGTTCAAACCCGTTGAAAGGAGTGTAACAAATGTGGTTAAGAAACTATCCGACACGCAGAAAACTGCTCAAAGATGTGGAAAACCTCAGAGCAGAGAACAGACATCTCAGCATTGAACTGAGAAACGCAAGAACAGACCTTGCACTTAAAAAAACAGCGTCAAGCGGTTACAAGCACGAAAAACGAGAGCTAAAACGCAAGCTCAAAGCCTATGAATCATCAGAATCCGAATCCTTCGGTTTTGAATGTGTGGGGGTAAAGAAATGAGCAATAAAAAAAGTGCCTGCGACACTGTGAATGCCACAAGCACAAAGAACAATAAACCTAATTCGATTATATCCTCTGCAACAGAAAAAATCAAGTTGTGTAACAAAAAAAATCTTAAAGACCATAAATCTAAAGCAATTCTTGAGCCGGTAAAGAAAATGCTCTGCGAATTTTCGGCGCAGAACGAGGAATTTGCAAGAGCCGTTACGGCTGCAAAAAACCTTGAAAACCTGATTGATGAAGTGGGAAAGAAGCTCCCCGCTGCAGTTTCCGACCTTGATGTGTATCAGCAGATTGTCGGTAAGATTTTCCCCGGAGCAAAGGTTACTTTCACAATGCAGATACATATGTCTGAATACGAGCTTGAAGAACCTAATGTCGCAGAGCAGATAACGGATCCGGTAACTCTTGATCTCGGCAATCTTATAGATTGGTAGGTGTCAGCATGATTAAAAATCCTGACAGCCTGCTTAATAAGATTCCTGACCTGACAGATGAACATGAAAAGCAGATAGCAATGTACTTTCCGCAGTATGCTTTCTACGAAAATAAAAGCAAAAGAACCTGCGACTATTTCTGCACAAGCTGTCAAAGCTGGCACATCGGCGAACAGCTCCGACTTTGTCATAATCAGGAATTTGTCTGCGGTCATTGCAAGGAAAGCGTAAAAGCAAAAGCCCTGCACTACGGCAGAAAAAAACTTGAAAGAAGTCGCAAGTTTGGTTTTTGCTTTGCTGTTGACAGCAGGCTGTACATCAGATTTGTAACGGCATATCAGTTATTTTCCGATGATTTGTACAATGAAAATCCTGTCGAAATGATGCCCCGATATACTTTTTCGGATGAATATCTTTATGTATATGAACAGCACGCAATGCAGAGATTTGCGTACCGCTGGTACGATAAATCATTTTATCCGCTGAAAACAGACGGAATTATTCCTTCTGCTTCACAGGGCTTTGCGTGGTATTGGGGTCCGTCAGAAAAAACCTTGTATTCAGGCTGGGGTTCAACCGTGCTTTTAAATCTCGATGTAATAACCGATACGGATCTTAGATATTCGTGTGCGGATGAGCTTTCAAACAGATATACGGTTCAAGGGATTCTCAAATGGCTGAACATATATGTAAGGCACAATAATGCAGAATACCTGATTAAAGGTGGTTTTGAGCATATTGCAGAGCTTTTGATTGACGGCAAACTTTCACTCAATAAAATTCATTGGAAAGAAACCAATCTGCTTAAAATGCTCGGATGCCGTAAGGAGGATATGCACTTTTTCGCAGATTATGATTCAAGTGCAATTGAACTTTACCGCAGTGTGATAAAGGAAGAACCGACCATTCATATGGCAAGCGAGTTCATAAGCAAGCTGTCAAAGCTCAGTACTTATGCTGTAGATGAACTTCACAAAAATAACCTTACATACAGACAGATTCTGAAGTACGGCAAAAGCAATCGGAGAGTAATGCTGTGGAAGGATTATCTTGATAATTGCAAAAAACTTCCCGAGGGTATCGAAGAAATAATGCCGGCTCATCTTGAAGAGGCTCACGACAGAACGCTTGAAAAGGTTGCTTTCTATGCAAACAAAGAAGAAACGGAGCAGATTGCAAAAATGGCAAAGACACTTTCTCCGTTGCTGATGAGCACAGACAGCCTTATAATGCTTGCCCCAAAAAGCGGCGAAGAAATAATAGCAGAGGGCAGAATATTACAGCATTGCGTCGGCGGATATGTAAGACGGCACGCAAGAGGTGACACGATAATACTTTTCATTCGTCATAAAGATAAACCGAAAATCCCGTTTTTTACGATTGAAGTAAATCCCGAAACATTGGAAATAATGCAGTGCCACGGTTATAAAAATGAGCGTGACAGCGGATTTAAAAAGCCGGATGAAATCAAGAAATTTGAAAAGCAATACGCTGAATTTTTGGAGGATATAAAAAATGTCAGAAATAACAGTAAGCGAACAGCATAAGCAGGCAATTGAACTGCATCAGAAGATAATTGTCAGCGCTAACCTTGCACAACAGAACATATGGGATATGTGCAACGCACTCAAGACTATGCGTGACAACAAGCTGTACAAGGAGCTTGGCTATCCGAATTTTGAGGACTACTGCGAGAATGAAGTAGGTATGAAACGCAGAAATGTTTATAACTATATTTCTATTGTAGAAAAAATAAACGCTGAAAATGTGCAATCGATTGCACAAATTGGAATGACAAAGCTATCACTTCTCGCCACAATCAGCGAACCCGAACAGGCTGAAATCGCTGAAAAGCTTGACCTTGAAAACACAACGGTCAAGCAGTTAAAAGCCGAAATTGACAGGCTGAAGGACGAAAAACAGGAGGCAACCGACAAGAGCATTGACTATTGCCGACAGCTCAATAACGCTAAGAAAGACGCCGACTATTATAAACAGCAGGCGGACACTTCAAAAGAAAGCTATCGCAATATTGAAAATCAGCTTGCAGAGGAAAAGAACAAAAATTTCAAGCTGACAAATAAAGTTCAGGAGCTTGAAAGCCGTCCTATTGAGGTTGCCGTTGCAGAGCCGAATGATAACGAACGCAGACTTAACGAAACGATTAAGGCTTTGGAAAGAGAGAACATTAAGCATTATGACGAGCTCGAAGCGGAGTATCGCAATAATGAAAAAATCGTCAGAAAACAGCTTGAGGATGAAAAACAGGAGGCTCTTCGCAAGCAGAAAGAGGAGTACGAAGAAAGACTGCAAAATGTTCAAACTGCCGACGGTCCATCAGATGACAAGGATGTCTTTAAGGCATATTTTTCAATTGCATATGACAGCTTTGTCCGTATGCTCAATTTCGCCAAGCAGTCACAGGACAAGGAATTTTTCAAAGGCAAGGTTGAACATTTATTGGAGGCACTTACCACACAAAACATAAATCTTTAAGGGGGAATAACAATGAAACTTTACGAGCTTACCGAGATGTACTCGGATTTATTTAATCAGTTTGACGCTATCAACGAATGGGAACCCGATACGAATGCAGACGGAATGCCGATTGATGATGACGGCAATATCATTGCCAATGTGGACGCATACCGCAACAAGATGTTGACAGCGTGGTTCGATACTCTCACGGGCATTGAGGGCGAATTTGACGAGAAAGCTGAGAGCATTGCAATCTACTACAAACAGCTTCTTGCCGAGGCTAAAATGCTTAAAGCCGAAAAGGCGGCAATTGCAAAAAGACAGTCACAAAAAGAAAAACAGGCGGAGAGTCTTAAAACCTATCTGTTTAAGTCAATGCAGGCACTCGGCAGACAGAAGATTGATATGCCGAGAGCGGTTATGTCGCTTAAAAAGAACGCTCCGAGCCTTGTTGTTGATGATGAAATTTCATTTGTTGAGTGGGCGGAGGAACACAATCTTGACCACCTCTTAAAGTACAGTATGCCCGAAGTAAAAAAGAATGATGTCAAGGCTCTCTGCAAAAAGGGCGAAGAAATCCCCTTCGTACATATGGAAGCCAAGCAGTCGTTAAGTATTAAGTGAGGTGTTATTTATGGGATTACCTATATTGGTTTTAGGATATTCAGGCAGCGGAAAATCTGCCTCTTTAAGAAATTTCAAAGCAAATGAACTTGCTCTTGTGAATGTAAACGGAAAATCACTCCCGTTCAGAACAAAATTTACTTCTTCAATCAATTCCGACAACTACATTGATATTGAGAACTTTATCAAAAAGCAGAAATGCAAGTCGATTGCAGTTGATGACGCACAGTATCTCATGGCTAACGAGTATATGAGAAGAGCCAAGGAAACAGGCTTTCAGAAGTTTACCGATATCGGTAAAAATTTTTGGGAGCTTGTGAAAGAGGTTGAAACTCTCCCGAATGACACGATTGTTTATTTTCTCAGCCATATTGAAACCGACGAAAACGGCAGACAGAAAGCTAAAACAATCGGCAAGTTGCTTGACGAAAAAATCTCGGTTGAGGGAATGTTTACCACGGTTTTGAAAACTGTTGTCGTTGACGGCAAGTATCTTTTTGCAACACAAACGGACGGTAACGATACCTGTAAAAGTCCGATAGGCTTGTTTGATTCAATGTACATATCAAATGACCTTAAAATTGTTGATGAAGCATTGAGAACATACTATTCAATGCAACCAGAACAGTATTGTGATGAGTGCAAAGCACCGATACTTTCGGACGGCAAACGCACCGTTAAACAGATCATTGACGGCACAACAAAAAATTACGGCAGACAGCTCTGTATGCAGTGTGTTGCAAGGCTGATAAAGCAGAAGAAACAGGAAAAGCAGAGAGAGGGTGCAGACAATGCAACTTCGACCGTATCAAAATGACCTTGTTGAACAGGTAAGACAGGCTTGGCGAGATGGTTACAAAGCCCCTTGCATAGTTCTCGGTTGCGGCGGCGGAAAATCCTGCATTGTTGCAGAAATTGCAAGACGAACAACTTGGAACGGGAAACGGGTGCTGTTCCTTGTTCACAGGAGAGAGCTTGTTGACCAAATATTCAGAACCTTTGTCCGCTGGGGTGTGCTTATGGATTTGTGCCAAATCGGTATGGTGCAGACCTTTACACGAAGATTGAAGAAACTGCCAAAACCCGCACTTATCATCACAGACGAAAATCATCATAGCCTTGCACAAAGCTACAAACGCATTTACGAACATTTTTCAGATGTTCCGAGGGTTGGCGTCACCGCAACACCTGTCCGATTAAACGGTGACGGTTTGGGCGATGTCAACGACAAGCTCATAATCGGGGTGAGTACAAAATGGCTCATTGAGCATAACTGCCTTGCCCCGTATGACTACTACGCTCCGAGTGTCGCCGACCTTACGGGTTTACACACCAAAATGGGCGAGTATGTCACCGCCGACATTGAAAAGGCAATGACTAAAAATACAGTTTTCGGAGATGTAATCAAGTATTACAGACAGCTTGCAGACGGTAAGAAAGCCGTCTGTTACTGTTCTTCGGTAAAGCACAGTCTTGCAACAGCGAAGGCTTTTTGTGACGCAGGTATATCCGCAAGGCATATTGACGGAGCAACTCCAAAGGCACAGAGAGAACAGATTATAGCCGATTTCAGGAACGGCAAAATTACAATCCTCTGCAATGTGGATTTGATTTCAGAAGGCTTTGATGTGCCCGACTGCGAATGTACAATTCTGCTCCGACCTACTCACAGCCTTACGCTTTACATTCAGCAGTCAATGCGATGTATGCGCTATAAGCAAAACAAAAGGGCGGTAATCATTGACCATGTGGGCAACTATGCAAGGCACGGAATGCCTGATGACGACCGAGAATGGACGCTTGAAAAACGCAAAAAGCTGAGTGTTAAAAAAATCGAAAAGGAGCAGGAGGAAAAGGTCAGACAATGTCCCGAATGTTTCTTTACATTTTCAGCACCGCCGGCAGGGCAGAAAGCCGTGTGTCCGCATTGCGGTTATGTTTTCCCGACAGCCGAAAGGACCGTTGAAACCGATACCACCGCAAAGCTCATTAAGGTTGAGGGATTCAAGCTTGATTTCAGCACACCCGATGATTGCCACAGCTATGCGGACTTGCTTGCATACGCAAAAAGCCACGGCTACAAAACAGGCTGGGCATATTTTCAGGCACGAAAGAGAGGTATGATAGCTTGACAGAAGAACACGCAATTCAGAACAAAATCCGTATTGCAATTGCACCGTACTGCGATATTTTCCGTATAAATGTAGGTGCAGGCTTTACAAAGGACGGCAGATATTTCAATACGGGAGTTCCGCCCGGATTTTCAGATTTGTTCGGTGTCAGAAAATCAGACGGAAGAGCGGTTTTTATCGAGGTTAAAACTCCCAAGGGCAAACCTACCGAAAAACAGCAGAAATTCATACAGATGATGAAACTCAACGGCGCTGTTGCAGGAGTGTGCAGAAGTGCCGATGAGGCAATAGAGTTAATAACAAAGGAGTAAAATTATGGGATTTAAAGCAAATTGGAGCGAGGCGGCACAGTCTAACTCACTCAAACCCGAGGGCGATTATGAGTGTCTTATCGCTAAGATTGAGGAGAGAGTAACAAAGAATGGCAAAGAAAATCTGAACATCTCAATGGTAATCAGAAATGATGTTGAGCAGAACTATAAAAACGGATATATATTTGATACATTGTGGAAGAAGAAAGAGCCTACAAACGCAGACTTGCAGGTCAAGGGATACAGCTATGGTCAGATTATGGCACTCGGCAAGGCGGCAGGACTTCCCGATGGCAAGGAGTACGACAGCCTTGAGCAGTTCTGCGGTGAGCTTGTCAATAAGCCGTTGCGTGTAACTATAAAGCACGAAGAATACAACGGAAAAACACAGGAGCGAGTAAGCTGGAGAAATCCTACAAAATATCCGACTGTAAAGCATATTCCAAAGCAGACGACAACCAATACAGCTACAGCCTATGCACAGCCACAGCAGAGTTATGCCCCTGCTCAGCCTGCAAATCAGGGCTTTGTTGATATGCCGATTGACGATGATTTGCCGTTCTGATTTTAAAAAATTTCTTCGGGAATTGCATGAAACAGTGCAATTTTCACCGTGTTTTTCCTTATATATGGAGGTGAAAAAATGGGCTTTACAAATTTAAACCCAAATAAAAATAAATATTTTGCAGTTCCCGAGGAATTGAAAGGTTACAAAAACTGGGTGTGCTGGCAGTCATATCCCGATCCGAAATCGCACAGCGGAATTTCAAAGAAACCGATAAATCCAAGAACGGGTGGCTTTGCAATGCCGAATAACTCGGACACTTGGTCGGACTTTGAAACAGCAGTCAGAGAATCTGCCAAATATTCGGGTATAGGCTTTATGTTCTCAAATTCACCGTTTTTCGGTGTTGACCTTGACGATATGCCGAATGACATTCAGGACTACCAAAACGGCGGAGCTGACAACATAATCAGCGAGTTTGTGAACACTTTGCAGAGCTACACCGAATTTTCGCAGAGTAAGACAGGTGTTCACATAATCTGCAAGGGAACTCTTCCCGAGGGCAGAAGAAAGGCGAAGAATGATTCGGGCGGTTTTGAAATGTACGAAAACGGCAGATTCTTCGTAGTGACAGGAGATTACTGCTCTGCATATGCGTACATAAACGATTGCACCGAAAGCATAAAGCCGCTGCATTCAAAATATCTCGGCAAGGCAACAGAGCCACAGCCTAAGCTCCGTAACATTGAGGTCAATCCGAACACCGTTGACGATATTGTCAGAATCGCCTGCAGCGCTAAGAACGGAAGCCTTTTCAAGGCTCTGTACAGCGGTGATTTTTCGGCTTACTCGTCACAGAGCGAGGCGGATATGGCTTTTTGCAATATGCTTGCGTTCTGGTGCGGTTGCGATACCGACAAAATGGATTCGATTTTCAGACAATCAGGCTTAATGCGTGACAAGTGGGACAGAAAACAGTCGGGTACAACCTACGGCATTATAACCTTGCAAAAGGCTGTGTCGGGCTGTACACAGACCTATAACCCAAAACAGCATAACGATTATTCAATTTCAATCGGTGAGGGCAAGGCTGTTCAAGCGGTTGACGAAGAAAAAATGCGTGCCTACACCTTTGACGATATGGGTAATGCCGACAGGTTCGTTGATTTATTCGGCGATAATGTAAGGTATTGTTACACCGAGAAAAAGTGGTATTACTACAATTCAATGAAGTGGTGTGTTGACAATATCGGGGTAGTTTTGCGAATGGCAGACAAAAGCGTTGAGGCTATGAAAGCCGAAGCAAGGCTGTACTTGCAAGCTGATGAGGAGAACGGCGGAGATATGTCAAAAGCATTTGAAAAGCATATGAAAGTAAGCCGTTCCAACAAATCAAAAAAAGCAATGCTCAACGAGGTTGAACACCATATCCCCGTACTTCCGGCACAAATGGATAAATACCGTATGGCATTAAACACCCCAAGCGGAATAATCAACCTTAAAAACGGCGAAGTGAGGGCGCATAATCCCGAATATTATTTCACAAAGATTACTTCGGTTGACTGTTCTCAAACGGCAGAGTGTCCCCGTTGGCTTGCATTTCTTGATGATATTTTTGCAGGCGATAAGGAGCTTATTCGCTACATTCAAAAGGCGGTCGGTTACAGTCTGACAGGCTCAACAGCCGAGCAATGCGCATTCTTCCTTTACGGCACGGGACGAAACGGCAAGAGTACATTCATTGATGTTATCCGTGATGTATTCGGCGATTATGCCGCAAACATTCAGCCTGAAACAATTATGGTAAGAAACTCTCAGAGCAGTGCCATAAACAGCGACATTGCACGGTTAAAGGGCGCAAGACTTGTCACCTCGGTTGAGCCGAACGAGGGCGTGCGAATTAACGAGGGACTTCTCAAACAGCTTACGGGTGACGATACCGTAACGGCAAGAAAGCTGTACAGCGAGGAATTTGAGTTCAAGCCCGAGTTTAAGCTGTGGATGGCGACAAATCATAAACCAATTATCAGAGGCACCGACACGGGCATATGGCGAAGAATACATATGATACCGTTCAATGTTCAGATTCCCGAGGATAAGGTTGATAAGAACCTTACGCATAAGCTCAAAGCCGAAATGACAGCAATTTTCAAATGGTGTATTGACGGCTGTATTCTGTGGCAAAGAGAGGGTTTGAAAATGCCGTCTGCCGTTCTTCAGAGCGTGAGAGAGTACAAGCGTGAAATGGATGTCATTTCCGCCTTTATCGAGGACAGATGTGTGTTAGAGGGTTCGGTTCAGGCAAGCACGCTCTATGCTGCCTATGCAAGCTGGGCGGGGGATAACAACGAATATTGTATGTCAAATACCAAATTCAGCACCGAGCTTGCCAAACGATTTGAAAAAGTAAAGGGAAGAAATTTCAATTATTTCAACGGAATTTCAATTTATAAAGATTGTTAGTGTGGTAGCTTGAGGAGGGTTTACGGGTTTTTCTAACCTTTCGTATAAGAAAAATAAACTAATATTATATATATAGAAAGGGTTCTTTAAAATCGCACCAAACCCACCACAAGCCTCCGCAGGAGGTAATATGAAAAAATATGATTTTAACAATCCACAGGTGTTTGAACAGCTTGAAGATAAAGCAATTGACGGTCAGCTTGATTACTCAGCCTTTCCTCCGCCCGAATATAAATACTTTTCAAGGCTTGCAAAGGTCGGCTACAACAACCGTCATAAAGGCTGGGACATAAACATCTGCCTTGAATGGCAGGACAAGCTCAGAACGGAGTATAAGCGTGATAGGGACAACGCAGACGAATACCGTATGCTCTCCCAAAGAATTATGGATAATGTAAAGAAAAGCGCCGACTTCGTCCGTAAGATGTATCAGTCCCAAAACAACGAGCAAACCGTAATCAATGCCCTCCAAGCCTTAGAAGGCCTAACCAACGAAAACGGCTTAACCAAAAGAATAACCGAAAAATTAAAGGAGAGTGATAAAATGAAACTCAGACAGGAAATCGATAACACCCGTGAAACGATTGACGGTGAACTCAATCGCATTATGGTCACAGATGATATAGAAGAGATAAGAGGGTTGACATATTATTTATTCTGCAACATAAATGACCTTATCTGCAAGAACCAACAAAGAATTGCCAAATCGTTGAGAGGTGAAGAAAATGAAAGATATTAAAAACATTACCGTTAATTACGATAACAATGAAAGCAAGACGATCACAAAGGGACTTGTTATTGATTTTGGTAAACTTGATAACGATGAGGGCGATGTTTGCTTTAATATGTGTAACATCAAAGGTAAGGATTTGCATTTGATTGTAACCGCTGTTGTTGCGTTGGCGCAGGAACTTGGTATGCTTGACGAGGAGGAGCGTGATACGGATTGACAGCAAGAGAGATTAAGGACATCAACCGAGAGATTTCACGGCTCAGGGCGAAAATGGCACGGATTCAGGCTGAGGCGGACAACACGGCGGTGACGCTGGGTGAACGAATTGTTCCGTCAGGTCAGACATCCGACAGGGTGGGCAATGCGGTGGTGCAGATTGCCGATATTCAGCGTGATATTCAGAACCTTGAAATCCGCAGGAACTCGGCTCTGAACAGCCTCTCACGGGATGATTTTGTGGAAAACTGCCTGTTTATGCACCTCGGCTTAAAATACAGCTGGGCGAAGATTGCAGTCGATACAGGCGGAATCAATACCCCCGACAACATAAGAATTATGTGCAACCGCCACCATTGGTAAAAGTTGTTCGGTTTTTCGGTTTCAGGGTGATATAATGTAAACTGAAGAAAGCAACAAAACGACATAGGCATTTATGTCCCCCTAAAAAAATCGCACAGACCGCTCTCATTTGAGGGCGGTTTTGTGTTGTGAGGTGAAATTGATGTATAAAGACAAATGCGGTACAGGTTACGAAAATAGCACAAGAGCGATTTTTCAGGGTGCAGGAGAATATGACATCCCGATTATTGAGCCTACAAAAATTACAGAAAACAACTTTATCGGATTTAATGAAGTTTTGAGCAGTAAGCAGAACAACTGCGGTGTGCATTTCTTTTTGGACGATTACCAGTTCCAAAGATTATGGAATACACCCGACAGGTATATTGAGAGTCTACAAAAATTCAGTTGTGTATTATCGCCTGATTTCAGTCTTTACACTGATTATCCGACAGCGTTGCAGATTTATAACCACTATCGCAAGCATTGTATAGGTGCATATTTACAACTCTACGGCATTGAGGTAATACCTACAATTTGTTGGAGCGACGAAAAAAGTTTTGAATGGTGTTTTGACGGCGAGCCTTTGGGTGGTACGGTTGCCGTATCAAGTGTTGGAACGCAGAACCGTACGGAATCAAAAGAACTGTTTTTGAAAGGTTACAAAGAAATGATTGAACGCTTACAGCCTGAAACAATTATCTTCTACGGCAGAGTCCCCGAAGAATGTATGGGAAACATCATCAACATCAAATCGTTTCAGGAAAAATTCAGGAGGTCAAAATAATGGGCGGAAGAGGCTCTTCAAGCGGTATAAGTGATAAGGGAAAGAAGTACGGTACAGAATATCACACAGTTGCTCAATTTGGTGAAATAAAAGTAATTCGTATGAATGGTAATACTTCGATAAAAGCTCCTATGGAAACTATGACAAAAAATAGAGTGTATGCTACTCTTGACAAACAGAGCAACATCAAAAGTGTTACTTTTTATGACAACTACGGCGAAAGAATAAAACAAATTGACGTTAAAGGTAGACCTCATAATGGAATGATGCCACATACCCATTTGGGTTATGAACATAATGAAATTGGAGATCGTCAATTGACTGATAAAGAACAGAAATATGTAAGTGTATTATTGAATAAATGGGAAAGAAAAAGAAAACACTTGAATATTTAGAAATTTATTGATATAATATTATAAACGCAGGGGATAGTTTAAATAGGAAAACAGTTTTTACAGATTCCGGTGCAACTCCGTAAACCTGTGTTTAAAGACAGTACAGAAATGTGCTGTCTTTTCTTTTGCTTATTTTTAGAAAGGGCGGTGATACCGTGAAAGACAAATTAAATGCAAGACAGAGGAAGTTTGCGGAATATTATGCGCAGAGCGGTAACACCGTTCAGAGTGCGATACAGGCAGGATATTCAGAAAATTACGCAAACGCAAGAGCATATGAATTGTTGGAGAATGTTGGAGTTTCAAAATACATCAAGGAGCTTTCCGATAAGCTCAAAGATGAGCGCATTATGAGTGCAAAGGACAGACAGGTTGCTTTGTCCGACATTGCAAGGAATGACGGGCAGGACACCTCCGACAGAATCAGGGCGATTGACACGCTCAACAAGATGACGGGCGAATACACCGTTAAGGTTGACGCAAAGGTTGAGCAGTCCGAAAAGCTATCCGATGTGTTCAGACAGTTGGGTGGTGAGGGACTGAGTGAGTAACAAATTCCCGTTGTCACAAAAGTATATCGACTTTATCAACACAACAAATGTGTCGGCTGAATTTCTTGAAGGCACTACAGCCTCAGGAAAAACAACAGTCGGAGCAGGCGTTAAGTTTATGCGAATGGTGTCGCAGTCGCCGAAGAAGCTTCACGCAATTGCCGCCAAGACAACTGGTAAAGCCGAAGAAACCATTATTCAGCAGGATAACGGTATTCTCGACCTGCACCGTAACGCTGTCTATTGTGGTAACGGCGACAAGGCTTACAAGCTGCCGCATATCAAGTTTGAGGACAAAATTATCTATATTCTCGGTTACAGCAGTCGGGATAAATGGGAAATGGTTCTCGGTGCGCAGTTTGGGTGCGTTTATATTGACGAAATCAACACCGCCGATATCGAGTTTATCCGAGAGATGTCAACCCGTAATGACTATATGCTTGCAACGCTGAATCCCGATGATCCGAGCCTGCCTGTGTATAAGGAGTTTGTCAATCGCTCCCGTCCTTTTAAAAAATATGAAAACGATGTTCCTCCCGAGATTACGGCGGAGCTTACCGAAGAACCTGTACCGAATTGGCGGTATTGGTTCTTTTCTTTTGCCGACAATTTAAGTCTTACACCCGAACAGATTGAAAAGAAAAAGAACTCTGCACCGAAAGGTACAAAGCTCTATAAAAATAAAATTTTAGGTTTGCGAGGCAGAGCAACAGGCCTTGTGTTCCCGAATTTTGAGAGGGCAAGACATATCAAATCAAAAGAGTGGGCAGGAAAGTTTTTGAACTGTAACCGCAAGTCGGAACACTTTGTTCAGTTCACCGCAGGTCTTGATACCGCCTATTCGCAGAAGTCGCCTGACACTATCGCAATGACATTTTACGGCATTACCAATCACGGCAAGTGTGTTCAGCTTGATGAAAGAGTTTATAACAACGCTGAAATGCAAACACCTATTGCCCCGAGTGACACGGTGAAGAATTTTATTGATTTTCTTGACCGCAACCGTGATGAATGGGGCTTTGCACGCACGGCTTTTATTGACAGCGCCGACCAAGCGACTATTACCGAATTTCAAAAGTATAAGCGACAGCACGGCTGTGTCTATGACTTTGCAAATGCATGGAAGAAAACGAAGATTATCGACCGAATCAATCTTGTACTCGGCTGGCTTGCCACCGACTGTTATTTTGTGCTTGAACATTGTAAAAACACGATTGCCGAGTTTGAAATTTACAGCTGGCGAGAGGATAAAGACAACACACCCGAGGACGGTCACGACCATTGCATTAACAGCGGTCAATATGCGTGGCTGCCGTTTAAAAATATTATTGGAAGTGAAATAAATGGGGCTGATTAACAGAATGGCTGAATCTATCAGATCGGGAATTAAAAACTTTTTGCAGATTACTCCTGCAAGCGACAAAACAATTACCGTTACCGAAACAAGCAATCATCTGACCGAGTGCTTTATCAATCGCATTTGGTATTGGGGCAACAGCAGACAGCTTGCGGAGCTGTACAGGCAGCTTGATACAAACAAAACTATGTTTTGGGCGGCAAAAAGCACAAAGGGGCTTGAAATCCGTAAAATACACACGGGCTTGCCGTCACTCATCTGCGAAACGCTTGTGAATATCGTAATTGCCGACTACAACGGCACAGATGTTACAAGTAAAAATTCAACCGCTTATGCAGAGCGTTGGGAAGACATTGAAAAGCAGAACAAGCTATCCGACACGGTTAAGCAAATGCTCCGTGACCTATGTGTTGTCGGTGACGGTGCTTTTAAGGTCAGCTTTGACACGGCTGTATCAGATGTTCCGATTGTTGAATGGTATCCTGCCGAAAACATCGACTTTACATATGTGCGCGGCAGAATCCGAGAGGTTAAGTTTTACACCGATTACACGCAAAAACACCGCCGTTACCGTTTTGAAGAAACATACGGTTACGGCTATATTCACTATGCTTTGTACGATGACAACGGCAAAGAGATTGACCTGCACACGCTTGACGCTCTTTCATGGATTGATTCAAAGGGCGTTACATTTGACGAATCATATATGTGGGCTGTACCTGTCCTTTACGGCAAATCGTGCCACAAGGGCAGAGGTGCGGGCATTATCGGCATAAAAACAGACGCTTTCGACAGTCTTGATGAAGTGTGGTCACAGTGGATGGACGCACTCAGAGCCTGCCGAACAAAGCAGTATGTGCCTGATTGCCTTGTTCCGAGAAATCCCGAAACCTGTCAGCCGATATCGCCGAATCCGTTTGACAACCGATTTATCACCGTGGGCAACGATATGTCTGAAAACGGCAACGGCAACAGGATTTACACCGAAAGTCCGCAGATTCAGCACGAAAGCTATTTGAGTTCATACATTACTGCCCTCGACCTCTGTTTGCAGGGTATTATATCGCCGTCAACTCTCGGCATTGATACGAAGAAGCTTGATAATGCAGACGCTCAGCGTGAAAAGGAAAAGACAACCCTTTACACAAGGCAGAACCTTGTCAAAATTACGCAGAACGCACTTCAAAGCCTTGTTGCAGTTGTACTCAATGCAGACGGTGAACTTAACGGCAAGGGTATTGTTGAGGGCTTGGAAGTATCCGTAAACTTCGGCGAATATGCAAATCCGAGCTTTGAAAGTCAGGTTGAAACCGTGTCAAAAGCAAGACAGGGTGGTTTGATGTCAGTTAAAACCTCGGTTGATGAGCTTTACGGCGACAGCAAGTCGGAGGATTGGAAAGCCGAAGAGGTGCAGAGAATTAAGGAAGAACAGGGCATTGCAGGCGAAGAAGAAAAATCGGAGCTTGACGATGTGGACCTTACCGACACAGAAGAACCTGACAATAACGCAGATGATGAAGAAAATGCGGAAAATAATGCGAAAAAACCGAAAGCAATCCCGAACAGAACGATACACAGGTAAACAATGAGTGATTACAATATCAGAGAAGCCTTTGAAAAAATCGAAGATGAACTGATTGACAGCATGATGAGAAATTTCAGTCGTCACAGAGCCGAAGAAACCAAAGAGGGTTACAACTGGACACAATGGCAGGCTGAACAGCTCAAAAGTCTTGAAGAGTACCGTAAGCACAACGCAAAGAAATTCGGCAAGCGTTTCAAAACCATTAACAGCAAGGTTGAAGAGATGATTCGCACCGCCAAAGCTGACGGAAATGCAAGTCAGGAGGCAGAAATTCTTGAAGCTGTCAAGGACGGTTTCAAAGCCCCGAAAAAGCCGTCAGGACACAGCACAGCCGAGTTTTTTAAGGTGAATGACCGTAAACTTGACGCACTCATAAAATCGACCACAGACGATTTAAAGAGGGCAGAAACGGCAGTTTTGCGTATGAGCAACGACAAGTACCGCAAGGCGATTTTTAACGCACAGGTTGCAATGAACACGGGTGCGGTTACATACGAAAAAGCCGTTGATATCGCCTGCAAAGATATGCTCAACGCAGGTCTTAATTGTGTGGAATACCAAAACGGTGCAAGGCATACGCTCTCGGATTATGCGGATATGGCGGTTAAAACAGCCAACAAAAGAGCCTATCTGCGTGGTGAGGGCGAAAAGCGAGCCGAATGGGGGGTATCCCTTGTTGTTGTGAACTCAAGACAGGGCGGTTGCCCCGATTGTGCAAAATATATCGGCAAGGTGTTTATTGACGATGTTTATTCAAACGGCAAAAAGTCAGACGGAAACTATCCGCTTCTCTCAGCCGCAATCAAGAACGGTTTGTTTCATCCGAGATGTAAGGACAGCACAAGTACATATTATCCCGAACTTGATGATTTGGACGCACCGTTGTCTGAAGATGAAATCAAAGAGCTTGACCGTCAGCGAGGAATTGAGGAAAAACAGCAGTATGCACAGCGACAGGCAGAACGCTTTGACCGCCGTGCCGAATACAGTCTTGACGAGGACAATAAACGCATTGCCCAAACCCGAGCCGATGAGTGGCACGATAGGGCGAATACGCTTGAAGAAAAGACAAAGCAATTCTCACTAAACACCAATGAACAGAAATATTACAGACCTGTTTTTGAAGAAGATATATCAAAAACTTTTGAACGCAAAATTGAGGGCGAAACAATTACAATTGATACCCACAAGGCAAATACATTGTGTGATAATGTTTATATTTCAGATAAGGTAAAGCTAAAACGAAAAGAACTTCATAATTTTGATATGCAAGTGAGAAAAGCGTTTGATATGCTCGGAGAGGTTGAAACAAGCGGAAAGCCTGAAATTTGTATTGTCACTCCCGAAGAAATGCGAGTAAATGCTATTGCTTCATATATGCCAATGCAGAATGTTCTAAATGTCAATTCAGCATACTTTTCAACAAGTGATTTGTCAGGCTTACAAGAAAACTTGGCTTGTCCGCAAGACAGATTGAGTACAATTCTGCACGAACTGATTCATTGGCAAGACGCTAAAAATTACAGAGCAAAATTCGGAAGTATTAACGATTATTTTGAATATTGCGATTACCTTAATAAAATTTATGCTCCAAAGGTTGAAAAATTGATAAATAACGGTTATAATATAGAGGATATAAGTGAGTATGCTTTTGAATGCTTAAAAGATAAAGCTATGGATGAAGTGTATAACGAGTACAGAGTCAGCAAACTTTTAGGGTGATGATAGTATGAGATTGATACAAACTGAAGAACAAAAATCTCTATGGAATGCGTTTAAGCCGTACCTTGTAACAAATGGTTTAAATGTCACTTTGCGTGAAGATGCTCCACAAGAAGCTAAAGATGCTGAAGCACTTTACAGTAAGCTTAGAGAGAAACAAAAAATGCAATATCTAAAAGATAGTGGCATAATCTAACCGCTCCGTAAAAAGGGCGGTTTTGTTATATGCAATTCACAAAAACAGCATAAAATTACGAATTGAGCATTTTATAATCGACAGCAATGTTGATTATAGGGTGCTTTTTGCATTTAAACCGGTCGAAATCGACCAGTTTAAAATATTGAAAAGGTGGTGACAGAATGAAAATCAGAGTAACAACAGCATTTAATGACAGGCAGAACGGTTATGTAACCCGACCTGTGAATGAAGTTTTTGAATGTTCCGAGCAGAGAGCAAAGGAACTCATTGACGGCGGTTTTGCAGAAGAGGTCAAGTCTGACGCTCCCAAAAAGCCGAGAACCAAAGCAGAAAAAACAGTTAAAACAGAAAAAGCAGATTAAGCACTTTACGAATATGTAAGGTGCTTTTTTATTGTCCGAAGACATTAAACTACGGGAGACACCGTGCAAAACTGAAACAGAGAGACACTCTATGAACTGATTACGGGAGACACCCGAAAAACTGAAAGGATATGAAAAATGGCAGAACCAAATCTAACACCAACCCCCAATGAACCGACACCTGCACCGCAGGGAACACCACAGGAAAACGCTCCTGCCTTTGATTACGACAAGCTCGCAAGCCTTATTACAGGCAAACAAAGCGTGACAGAGGACACCGTGTTGAAGTCTTATTTTAAGGAGCAGGGATTGTCAGCCGATGAGATGAAAGAGGCTATCGGTGCTTTTAAAAAGCAGAAAGCCAAGAACACTCCCGACTTTGCAAAAATGCAGTCGGAAGTTGAATCTGCAAACAACGCAAAGCTTATGGCAGAAGTCAACCAATCGGCAACCCTCGAAGCCGTAAAACAGGGCGTTGACATTGCAACCGTTCCGTATGTGCTTAAAATTGCAGACTTTTCAAAGGCTGTGACAGACGGCAAGGTCAATGCGGAAAAGCTGACAGAGGCTGTTAAAAAGGTGCTTGACGATATCCCCGCACTCAAGGGCAAACCAGCCGAGAACGGCACAGGAGTTAAGAAAATCGGCGGTGACGGCAACGGTACATCGGACGGTACAAAACCAAAGGCAAATGTTCCTACCAAAAAATGGAACAGATTTAATATTTAACCAAAGAAAGGATTGAAAAATTATGGCAAACACAAATAACTATGCCGAGCAGTTCAGCCCTGATCTGCTCGAAATTCTTATGCAGGGCACACTCACATCACCATTCATCACTTCAAATGTAAAGTGGGTTGGCGCAAGAACTTTCCACTTCACACAGATGAGCACATCAGGCTTTAAGAACCACAATCGCAACGGCGGTTGGAACAAGGGCAAATATACACAGACAGATGTTCCTTTCACTTGCGAGCACGACAGAGATATTGAGTTCCTTGTGGATAAGGCAGATGTTGACGAAACTAACGCAACCGCAAAGGTTGAGAATATTTCAAAGGTGTTTGAGCAGACACAGGTTGCTCCCGAAACAGACGCACTTTTCTTCTCAAAGGTTGCAGCAAAGGCTCAGGCAACAGACGGCTACCATTCTTCAACAAAGACATCGGAGTGGACTAAGGAGAACGCTTATTCAAAGCTCAAAACAATTCTTTCTGCCGGCAAGCTCCGCAGATACAAGGCAAGAGGCACACTTGTTGCCTATGTGACATCTCACATTATGGACTGCCTTGAACAGTCAACAGAGTTCACTCGTAAGATTGAGCTTACACAGATTGCAGAGGGCGGTATCGGCATTGAAACAAGAGTGACCGAGATTGACGGTTGCCCTATCATCGAGGTTATTGACGATGAGCGTTTCTACGATAACTTCAACTTTAACCCCGATGACGGCGGTTTTGAGCCTGCAACAGGCGCTCACAAAATCAATGTTCTTGTTGCTTGCGGTGAAACCTGCAAGACTGTTCCGAAGATTTCAAGCATTTACTTCTTTGCTCCCGGCTCACACACAGAGGGTGACGGCTGGCTCTATCAGAACCGTTCACTTTCCGACACATTCGTATTCCCGAACGGCAAGGACGGCAAAATTGACAGCATTTATGCCGATGTTGACACAACGGCGGTTGCGTAATGTATGCCGATTACATTGAACATCAGGGCGGAGATGAAAACAGTATTATCTCTGCCGAACACATTGATGTTCTGACTTTTAACCGCATTGATTTTGAAAAACTTTCGGAAATGCAGAAGAGAATCATCAGCAGAGTGCATAGCAGACTTACTGCTTTTGAAGAAGAAAATGCCGATATGATTTCTTCCTACCTGAAAAGCTATTCAATCAACGGCACATCAATGGAATTTGGCGCAAGCTGGAATTTAATGTGTATCAGCGGAGTGGCAATTCCTGCCGACCTCTATGCGTTGCTAAAATCAACAGGACTTTGTTATCCTGCAATCTGAAAGGTGCGTGAAAACCGTGAAATTTCCGTCACTTGTAAAAAAGCAGTTCTGCAAAACTCCTGTCGAGGTCACAATCTACGGTGAGGGTGTTACCGAAGACGGAGCACCCCTGACCGTGTTTGAATGCAAAAATCTGTATCCCTCCGACAGCTTGCACCCGTCAGCAACCCTGCACGGTGGCTCTGCCTTGTGTAATATGCAGTCAAAGGCAAAGACGGTCTATACCAAAGAGCAGAAAATTGTTCAGGTGTCGGCTGTCTTGCTTTTTGACGGCGACATTGCTCCCGACAGCCCCACTTTAAGCGGTGGCTTTGTAATCCTTGACGGCGTAAAACGAAACATCGTACAGGGTACAAAACACCGCAACCCCGACGGCAAAGTTAATTTTACGGAATTGGATGTGATTTAATGGGATTTTCGGTATCATCAAAAATCAAACTCAATATGCCTGTTGTAAAACAACTTGACAAGGCAAAGCAACAGGCTCTTGAACAGACAGGTGACGCACTTCTTAAACAGGTGAAAAACACGCAGGTAATGCCGTTTGATACGGGTAATCTTCAGAACGAAAACACCTTTGAAGATTGTGCGCAGAGTTGGAACGGCACGGTTAAAATTGTGTCAAGCACTCCGTATGCAAGGCGGTTGTATTTTCATCCCGAGTATAATTTCAGCCGTAAGGAAAACATTGCCGCCGGCGGTAAATGGTTCTCACCGTGGCTTGAGGGCGGTACACGGCAGAATTTTTGCAGTCGGGCATTTGTGAGATTTTACAGAAAGGAAGCAGGACTTTGATTTACTTATCGGACATCAGAGATTGGCTCAAAAGCGTTACCTCAGCCGAGCATTATTACATCGGCAAACTTGACAACAAGCAGGACAGGTCAATCGGTGTGTATTCATTAAAGCAGTCGGGAACACCCACAAGGGCAATCGGCGGTGAAAGCACCTACGATACAATAAGCGTGTCTTTGCTTATCCATTACACCGACAACGCAAGAGAAACCGAGGAGTTTGCACGCAGACTTTACGAAACGCTTTACGACATTAAAAATGTTGAAATTAAGGAACACAAAATCTATATAATCGAACTGCTCACGGAAGAACCCGTTGATGTGGGAACAGACGACAAGGGTGTGTATGAGCAGGTCATTGAAGTTAAATTTTATTACGAAAGGAAGTAATTTTATGGCAAAAGTTGAATCGGGAGTATTCCCGTGCTATGAAAATCAGTTTGCGGTTGGCAAGGCAGGAACAGAATCCGCCACGACAAATATTGCTAACTGCGAAGAATTTTCTGTTGCATTTGACAACGGTGTCGAGGAATGGACAGCCTTTGAAAACGAGGGCTGGAAGTCAAGGCTTATGACAGCAAAGTCAATCACAATTTCGGTAAAGGGCAAGCGTACAATCGGTGACGCAGGCAATGACCAGATTGCCGCCCTTGCATTTGAAAACGGCAGAAAGACAGAAGTTTCGTTTATGTGGACCTTCCCTAACGGTGCAACCGTCCTCTTTAAAAATGCAGTTGTATCCGTTACATCAAACGGTGCAGGCGCAAGTACGGGTGTTGCTCCGCTTGAATTTGAAGTTATGTCAAACGGCAAACCCGTATATACAGCAGCCGCTTAAAAAACGAAAGGAATGAACGATTATGTCAAAGTTAATTGATATTACAGACAAGCTTAATTTTGAGGAAAAGCCGAGTGTCAGAGTTAAAAATGTTGACCTTGCAGTCAACAATGACGCAGTTTCAATGCTCAAAGTTGCGGCACTTTTTGAGGACGGCAACGGTAAAAGTAAAGATGTTATCGAAATGTATCATCTTCTTTTTGATGAATCCGAGAGAGAAAAGATTGAAAAGTTAAAGCTGAATATGCACGATTTCAACGCCCTTATCAGCGAATCTGCCAAAATTGCAACAGGCGATTTGACTGACGAGGGGGAAGCTCAGACCCCGGCTACGACCTGATTGATGACTTTGATTTAATCGTGTCGAGCTTTCGCTCGGAGTACGGGGTCAGCATTTATTCAAAGGATTTTGCTAAAATGAGTTGGAATGAGTTCTGCTCACTTCTGCAAGGCTTAGGACCCGAAACACCGCTTGCAAGAACGGTTCAAATTCGCCTTGAAACCGACAAAGAAGTCTTGAAAAACTTTACTTCGTCACAGCATAAAATCCGCAACAAATGGCGGTCAAGGAATGTAAAGCACTATTCAGACGAAGATATGAACACCGTTCTTGCAGAATTTCAAAACTTCTTCGCTAATCTGTAAATTTGTACATAATTTTCGCTGTATCTACAAAATTCTTGACAATGTTAATATATAGTGATAAAATGTAACATACACTAACAAATTTATTAAGGAGAGTGTATGTTTATGAAATGTCCACATTGCGGAAACGAATTAAAGGACGATGCAAAATTTTGCGACAAGTGCGGTGCAGGATTTGGCGGAAACGATTCAACCTCGGCAACCGTAAATCCTGCAAATGCAAAGAAGAAAATTTACAAGCGTTGGTATTTTTGGGTTATTATCGTTGTTGCTATTATGATTGTTGGCGGTGTAAACGGTGCAATTAACGGTAACAGCGGTTCAAACAAATCAAAGCAGGAAACTACTGTTGCAAATCAGAGTTCAGAAAAAGCAACTGAAAAAGCGACAGAAGCACCGACCACAAAAGAAGTTGCAACAGAAAAGCCTACTAAAGACCCGAAGAAGGTTGAAAAAGAATTTAAAGACGGTTGCAAAACAATCGACTTTAAAACTCTTTCAAGAAACCCTGACAAGTACAAAGGTAATGACTACAAGTTTGAAGGTCAGATTATTCAGGTTCAGGAAGGCTGGGGCGGTTCGGTTGACCTGAGAATCAATATAACCAAAGAAGAAAATGAGTATCTTGATGAACCATTGTGGACTGATACAATCTACGCAACTGTAGAAATTCCTGACGGTGCGGACAAACTCCTTGAAGATGATGTAATCACATTCTGGGGAACTTGTGACGGCGACTATACATATGAAACCGTAATGGGCAACAATGTGTCACTTCCGAAAATCGACATCAAATACTACGAACTCAACAACTAAAACAAAAAGCCACTCCAAATGGGGTGGCTGTTCTTTTGCAAAATTTTTAAGCGTACATCATAACGGTGTGCGCTGTTTTTATGCCTGTTTTTAAAGAATCTAAAATGAAAGGAAGTGGTGAATATGGCGACAAAGGCGGGTGAAATTGAGCTTGATGTCAGGCTTACGGGTGATGATATTTCAAAAACATTGCATAAGATTTCCGATTCAATTACCAAAAAGTTTGATTCGGCATTTTCAAGTCTTTCAAAAGATTTTGAAAATGTAAGCACTGATATGAAACAGTCCTTTTCAAAGGTTGCAGAGGGTGTTTCTCAGAAAACCGAGAAAGAGTTTTCAAATATCAAAGGCAGCGGTGAGCAATTAAGCAATTCGGTTTCATCTTCGTTTAAGAAAATAGGAATGGCTGTGGTTGCCGCTTTTTCTGTTGCAAAAATCAAGGAGTTCGGTCAGCAGTGCATTGAATCGGCTGCGGAAGTTAATGCGGCAAATTCGCAGTTTGAACAGACATTCGGCACAATGCAGTCACAGGCAGAATCAGCCATTCAGAGCGTTGCCAATCAGAGCGGTATTCTTGAAACCCGATTGCAGGGTGTCGGCACAAGCATTTATGCCTTTGCAAAAACTACGGGTATGGACAGTTCAAGTGCTTTAGGTATGATGCAGGAGGCTTTACAGGTAACAGCCGACAGCGCCGCATATTACGACCGTTCGCTTGAAGATACCGCAGAAAGCCTGAAATCGTTCTTGAAAGGCAACTTTGAAAATGATGCCGCACTCGGTTTGTCCTGTACTGAAACCACACGAAATGCGGCGGCTAATAAGCTGTATGGCAAGTCATTTACGGATTTGTCGGAATCGCAGAAACAGCTCACGCTTTTGCAAATGGTCAAGGACGCCAATCAGCTTTCGGGTGCTATGGGACAGGCAAGCCGTGAAGCAGACGGTTGGGAGAATGTAACGGGCAACCTCAGAGAAAGTTGGAAACAGCTCCTTGCCGTGGTCGGTCAGCCTATTCTTCAGGTGGCAACTCAGGTTGTAAAGCGGTTGAGTTCCGCACTTGCGACTTTAACGGAATATGCCAAAGGTGCGGTTGAATCGCTTTCAAAGGTCTTCGGCTGGGATACAGGCAATAACACCGCAAGCAATATCAAATCTGCGTCCGATTCTGCCAAAAGCCTTACGGATACGGCAGATGACAGTTCAAAGTCACTTGATAATGTTCAGAAAAGTTCCGAAAAAGCAAAGAGAAGTGTTGCGGGCTTTGATAAGCTGAATGTGCTTTCAAGTACCGATAGTTCTTCAAAGTCAGATACATCTTCATCAAAAATCTCATCGGGCGGTTCATCAGGCGGAACTGTTGCAAAGAATGTTGTCAAGGATACAAGCAAAAATCTTTCGGGGGCATTCAAAAATCTATACGAAAAAAGCGGATTCAAAGGCTTTGTCGAGAATGTACAGAAAGGTATTAACAAGGTTGATTGGTCAGCTATAGGCAAGAACTGCAAGACCGTTTTTGATAATGCTGTTCCCATAGTTCAAAAGGCATTCGGCACAATGCAAAAGGTCGGTTCTGCAAAACTCGGGGCAATCGGCTCTGCATTCGGAGCGGTTGCGACAATCGGCGGAAAGTCGTTTCAGACCATTTCAGGCGGTGTTGCAAAGTGGATTTCAAAAGACAGGGAAAAGATTATCGGTTTTATCGACACCATAGGCAACAATCTTACAAACGGCTATAACAACCTTTCAATCTTTTTTGATAATTTCGGTACACTTGCAGGCAATGCAATTGACAATGTTCGCCCTCAAATGGAAGAATCAATTTCCAATCTTTTAAGCGGTCTTACAACCTTTGCTGGCTCAGTCGGCGAAGTTGTTTCGGGTGCGTTTTCAACTGCAACCGAAAGCCTTGTTGAATGGACTGAAAATGACGGTGCAACAATCACAGAATTTCTTGAAAATTTACAATTGCAGTTTGCAGATGTGTTTGACTTTATCGGTCAGATTTTCGGAAATATCGGAACAATTATCAGCGAATGGTGGAACGGCAACGGACAGCAGATTTTTCAGAATGTCTGCAATATGTTTACCAATATCGGCACAACCCTGATGAATGTTTACAATCAATGGATTAAGCCTGCGTGGGATTTTATCGTAGCAATAGTAAAGTCAGCTTGGGAAAACTGGCTGAAGCCTGTTTTTGAGGGTGCAATAAACTTCTTCGGCAAGGTTGCAGACTGTGTTTCAACCGTGTGGAATAACTTCCTGTCACCGTTTGTAAACTGGCTTGTCAGCTTTTGGGGACCTATATTTCAGAATGTTTTCAATGCCGTAAAAAGAGTGTTTGATAATGTGTTTACATTTATCGGTGGGTTGGTTACCTCTATACAGAAAACATTCGGCGGTCTAATTGACTTCATTACAGGCGTTTTCTCAGGCGATTGGAACAAAGCATGGCAGGGTATCTATGACTTCTTCAAAGGCATTTGGGACGGCATTTGCGCCGTGTTTAAGTTCATTATAAACGCAATCATTGACGGCATAAATGCGTTGTGGACAGGTATTTATAACTTTGTTTCTGGCGTTGTTAATTCAATCGGCGGAATAGCCGGTATTATCGGAGCGGCTTTTGGACAGGATTGGAGTTTTTCAATGCCTGAAAATCCGCCTCTCATTCCGAGATTTGAAGAACCCACGGAATCACCGGCACGAAAATTTGCAAAAGGCGGTATTGTTAAAGCTCCGACACTTGCGGTTGTCGGCGATAACGCAGGTGCTAACAGCGGTAACCCTGAGGTTATTTCTCCTCTTAACAAGTTACAGGGTATGCTCGACAATTCGGGCGGTCAGGATACAGTGATTCTCACACAAATTCTTGACCTGCTTAAACGCATTTATGAAATGTTCATTATCTTTCGCAATAACGGCGGCAACACTTATTCATTTACTGCCGAGCTTGAGGGTTCAACGCTTTTTGAAGAAATGATAAGACAGGATGAGCTTTACAGACGCAGACACAACGGTAAATCCGCATTTGTATAAAGGGGGGGATGATATGTCAAATTATAACGGCTATTTGCTTAAATTCGGTAACAACATAATGCCGAATAAGTACATTACCGCATTTTCGTCAACTCCGAATCAGCGACTTGAAACTTCTGCGGAACGAGATCAGAACGGTACGCTTCAAAGGGCAACGCTGCCAAATTACAAAACAAAAATTTCGTTTTCAACTCACATTCTTCATCTTGACGAAAAGATTGATTTTCAGTCGATTATCAACCTCTCAATGGCGAATAAGTTACAGAGGAAGTGCAGGGTAACTTATTGGAACGATGAAACGAACAGCTATTACACCTCTTATTTTTATATTCCTGATATTGAATATACCGTAATGAATGCCGAAAAGAATGATATAACCTATCAGCCGATTACTGTTGAGCTGATTGAGTATTAAGGGGTGATTTTTAAAAATGCTTGTATCTAAAGAAATTGCTGATAAGTTGAAAACAAACACACTTTACAACACCGTTGCCCTGCATTCCCCCGACGGCAGTTTTGAGGATATAACAGGTGAAAGTATCGTGCTTGACAGCTTTTCGCTTGAAAATGAAATCGTTGAAAAAGAATTGAAATTCGGCGGTTGCATAGCCTCTGAAATGAGCGTGAAACTCATTGATTATGATTGCTCGGCTTTGATAGGAAAGGCGGTACAGGTCATCATAACGGCAACATATCTTGAATCGGAGCTGTATCCGTCAGATGATTTGTACCCGTCAAATACTCTTATTTGTCCTGCCGAAACAGGAACGGTTGAATGTCCTGTTTTCTACGGCAAAATTCAGTCGGCTCAAAGAGATAAAAAACAGCGTAACATCGTCAAAATCACAGCCTATGACGCTTTTTATGATATGTCAAAGGTGGATATGTCTTTGTGGTTTGCAGGCAAAGAGAACGAGGACGGCAGTTTTGCTTATGGTTATGCGCACTATCAAAAAGACGATAATTTTAAGAGCTTTTATTCAATAATCGCAGAATTTGCCAAAGATTATGCAATTACAGGGGTTTCACCGCCGAGCTTATCTATCTTTAGTGTACCGCTGAAATTTGATGATACCTGCGTGGAAAAGGTTATAAAGGACATTACCTTGTCAGATTTAATCCAAGCTTATGCAGAATTAACTTTGAGCTTTGCCGTTATAGATGCCGACGGAAAAATGCGTTTTAAAAGGCTGTATTCTCAATCTTCCGTTGAAACAATCGATTCGTACAAAGATTTATCCTTTGAAGATTACGAACTTGAGCCTATCCGTATGTACAGTGCTAAGTTTGCTGATAAAAAAGCGTTTTTGTATGGCAACAGTAACGATTTTTCGTGGTATGTTTCCGATAACATTTTGATGAGGTGCAGAACAACAGCAAGTGATATCGGCACAAAATATAATTCTGTTAATTTTTTTGGTGATGTATATAAATACCGCCCGACAAAAATTAAGCTGTTTTCGTATTGGTGGCTTGAGGCAGGCGATAAGTACACAATTAAAACTCCGTTTGAAGATTTGCCGACAATCGAAACATTTGTGTTCAATAAGAAAATGGACGGATTTATAACTGCCCTCACATCAAAGGGTGAAAAACGATTAGGAAAGGAAGTAAAAGAAAATGAACAAATACAATAAAATTGTCTTTGTGAACGGCTCTGCTCCGCCCCTCAATGCCGACAACCTCAACCATATGGACGAGGGGATTGAACGGGCAACAGACGGGGCAATTGCACTTGAAACCGAAATAGCCACGGCAAGAGGCGGTTCTAATTCGCTCGGAGCAAGGCTTGATACAGTCGACACAAATCTTGCAAACAAAGCTAATAAAGCGACAACACTCGCAGGGTACGGAATTACGGACGCATATACACGAGAAGAAACAGATAAAAAACTTGCCCGAAAGCTCAATTCAATGCCGTTCGACAGCGAACCCAAAAATAACAGCCCGTGTTACCTCACAAGCGGAGCAGTTTACAACGCTCTGCTTGTGAAAGCAGATAAAACCGCCTTGGCGACTAAATATGATTCGTCAAATATTGAAAGTGGTACATCAACACTCACACCGTATTCAACCGTCACCGATAAAATCAAAAGTGCAAGCTGTACATATAAGACGATTGGTGACATCGTAATCGTCAGTGCAACGGTCAAAATGAACGCAGTATCTCTTGGTGGCAATAGCATGTGTCCGCTGATTGATTTGCCGTACAAATGTATTTCCGAGGACAATGTTTTTTGTGTCGGTATTTCAAACCTTGGCAAACTCTTTAAATTTGCCATTCCGAAAAATAACACTTGGCTACAGTTTTCGACTCAGGATAAGGCCGCATATACATTCGCAGACGGCGAGCAAATTAATGTGATTTGCTTGTACAAAATTAAATAACGGAGGTAAAAATAATGGAACTTAAAGAAAAAATCACACTCGATATGCTCACAAAGGACAGCGTTTCGGTACTCAGACAGCAGTTTTTGACCTTTAACGGTGAAGAAATGCAGGTTGGCGGAAACATCCGCAATG